AGAAGGCTACAGGACGGCAGCTTAGAGCCCTTTCATGATGAACAAGCACTTAGTTTGTCACTAAAGGTTGCCGAAGAGATAGATCCCGGCATCGTGGTTATCATGGGCGACTTCTTAGACTTCCCAGAATTGTCGCGTTTTCAGACTGAGCCAGATACTCGGCAGTTAATTCAGCCTACACTCGATGCGCTTAGTGACTATCTCCACAAGTTAGTTGAATCTGTGTCACCGGGTACTTCGATCTACTGGTTAGAAGGTAATCACGAGATGCGTTTGCGTAACGCTTTGTTAGACCTTCACGCGGGAGCATTGGCTGATGTCCGACCAGCTAACGAGGACGGTCCCCCACAAATGTCCGTTGAACGTCTACTGCATCTAAAGGAATTAGGCATAGAATACGTTGCGCCTTACGGTACTCCTTTATGGTTATGGGACGTTATGTTGCACCATGGCTACGTTGTTCGAGGCGGGGGTGGTAAAACAATGTCTTCAATTTTAGCGAGCACCACACATCATCATGTTGTCGGGCATATCCATCGTAGAGAGTTAGCGTCAAGATCTATCGTGACCCAAGAAGGACGTAAAGAAATACACGCAATGTCCCCTGGATGTTTAGCGTCATTAAAGCGAGGCGGGGTGCCTGCGGGGAGAGGTCGTCCGGGGGTTGACTGGCAACACGGTTTAGGTGTAATATACAGGTGTGATAACATAACACACTTCCATTGCATACCCGTGTTAGACGGTGTGTGCGTGGTAAACGGAAAGGTAATTTCGGCATAATGGATCTACACACCTTAATTCGCACCGAAGGTATTCAGAAAATTGCAGATGTCTTAGGCGTAACAGAACGTTGTTTAGTTGACCTCAGACGCGGCGAACATCCTTTAACTGTAGACGATTTCTACACGCTTGGACGTAAGTACAAAGACTTCGATGTTTTGGGTACTATTTCACGCATTGGGTCAAAGCGTAAAAGCGTAGGCAAAGAGTCACACGCTCGCAGCTTTAAGATAAAAAACGGACAACGTTGGGTAGAAGGTCCGTCAAGACTATCCGCTAAACTACCCAACTGTACCTAGACAATCCCTATGATGCCTTTGATCCGACACCCGTACATACGGGAATCGCTTGTACGATAGAAGCCTATACCTATTTCTTTAAGCCGTCGCCCAAACTTATGCTTACTCATGGCACGATGACCCGTGGCACTGCACCACGTTTTGTAACTTTCATACAGTTGTGTAGGGTTAGACCACGAATCTTTGTCTTCTTCTGCCAAAACTTCCGCACACTCTTTGACCCAACAAGAGACTTGATCCGCTTGCGTCTGCCAATTCTGTACGGCGTCTTGACTAGATGCGGTTTCGGAATACCGTCCCCTACGTAAAGCCTCAATGCCTCGTTTCACGCATCGACGTGTAATCTTGTCTATCTCGCTTTTGAGCTTTTCAGCACGATACGGATCCCGTTGAGAAACAGAGAAGGCACGATTGAAAGAAAGAATACACCATCGACGCCAAAACCCCTGGCTAGAGTCTGACACCGAAGGGAGAAAGTTAGCCGCAAATAGCTGTAACGCAGTAGGACGAAAAGCATAAGGCGCTTCCCTAATCTTTCGGGCGGTTTGAATGTCCCCTGAAATTGTAGCCTTGACCGCAGACCCTACAAGAATGTCGCTTTCGGGCATCTCGTTACACACGTTGAGCCGTGCGCCAGCCAAAAAGTCTCTGTTGTATTCGTTTTCCATGTTTTGAGGGGCTAACGCGGTAGTTTTAGCGCCTGCCCATTTAAATATGTGTTCGATGACTTCAAGCACTGTAGACTTGCCGTTAGCACCTCCACCTAGCAGCACTAAAGCCCTTTGTAGCTTCGTAGCAGCACCTAGCAAGCCTACACCTACAAACTCTTCTAAAAGCTGTATTTTCGCGTCCGCATCTTGATCCCCTGCAAAAATATCGCGCAAGGTTTCGTCCCAAAGTACGGGTGTCTGATCGGATCCCCCACCCCAAACCATCGGCACACTTGTCAACGCACGATTATCAGGGTGATTAGGTACCAACTCCAAAGTACGTGCATTTAAAAAACCGTCTTCAAACGCCAACCCTATGGGCGCATCATTAAAGAAACCTTCGTTCCAATGGTTACGGCGTATGATGTTCAAGATAGCATCATACAAACGATTGCCTACTTTCACGACACCAAACCGGATAGACCCGTCTGCATTACGTCCCGCAATGAACCGGGCACCGTCAAAATTACGTAACACCTGAGACAAAGGGAACTCTGAAGTCTCAATCCACCGAATCCCGTCAAAAGACCACATGCGATTGCGATCAAAAAGCAATGTGCCTTGACCTAGCGTATCCCATGCCTGAACTACAGCGTCCGCAATACATTGTTCCGATCCATGACCTAACGCTTCTACGATGTCGAAGTCTATATCTTCGCCCGTTGTTTCATCTGTAACCTGAGAAGCGGCAGCGGGGGCATACTCGGACACGCTAGACGCTATTCTCTCTACTTCGTCGCTCGACAAAGGAGGGGAAACGCGCTGTTCGTTTACCTGAGTCAATTCCGCTATAATACCGTCTCGCTCCATACCCCCACGACGTAACTGTCCCGCGTAACTTGTAAGTATGTTGTTTCTATCCCCGGAGCCTATAGCGTCGGGCAATTGGAACCTTGGCTGCATAGCCATATCGGTAACAGTAGACGCCAGACGAAACCCCGCCAGTGTATCAGTAACCCGTCGCGTGGGGATTGGTAACATGTCTTCGAGTAACGCGGGATGGTTTTGTTCAGTACCGTCGCGCACAACCTTGGGCAACCTAAACAGGCGCGTTGTGTCTTTCAATTCGTCAGGGTCAAAACCCCCGTCTCTTAACATCGAAAGACAAGCAGTCACAAAATCTCTATGATCGTTAGGTTCTTGCGGAGCATCGTAAGGCACCACAAGACGACCTCCGCCGCGTGTACAGTACATACCAACGTCTACTTTTAATCGCGACGACAGGTGCATTTGAGCCTCGTACATAAGATCCGTAAAAGTATCTTTACGATCACCCGATCCCGCGTGAGCTTCTTTGTCGTCGAGGTCAAAAACAGCGCAAGCGAACCCCGGTTTGATCTCGCTAATCTGTCCCTTTTTTAAACGTACAGGATGGTCATAGCATACAAAATGTGCGTCGGACTCCCACGTTCGATCAAGGGCAACGTCTAAAGGCAGTACAGTACCCCCCGCGCCCGACTTCACAAACTTCGAGGACAATACAAGGACATTAAGCATTTGTGTCCGTCTCCCACGTCTTTGCGGTTACAACACCTCGGGTAATATCCTCGATCTGTGCCAAGTGTTTTCCGCTTGGGTAAGATTTAGACTTACGCCAAAACCAAACCGCTTGATAGGATACACCTAGTCTTTCCGCAAAATCAGTGGTACTAATATCCTGAGCTTTGAGCCACGTGTGTAGGTTCATGTCTGTCCTTTCATACAATTAAGCACGTTTCAGCACTATGGATCGTAACCTTGGTTTTTTCAAGCAATACTTAAAAAAAGTACCTCGGCGTTTGTTCCTTGAGTTTACGCCTTAGCTGTGTTAAAAACGGCTAAAGTGTACTTTGTGGAAGGCATAACATGGACACCTTACCTTGGTTGAACGACGCTATTTCTTTATACAAGAAAGGCACCTTTACAGGATCAAAGACCGAAGATGTTTTTTGGAAAACTATCGGAGAAGTAGAACGAAAAACAGAGTGTGATCCTGTTCGTAAAGTTGCCTTTCTCAATGGAGACAATGAGTACGAGAAAGACATGCTGGTTGTCAGTTTTTCCTACTTTTCAATTGCCGTTTTAGGTATTCAAAAAGCAATCGAATCTCCCACAAAACACATCGTGATTATCGGACAAGAAGAAGATGTTAAAGCGGAACATTTACACCCTAGCGTCCTTCTGTTAGAGCCGCTTTATAGGTTCTTAGAAGAGATCTGTATGTACAGCAAAGTGTTCGATGATAACTTTAGGAAACAATTAGATGTATAACGTCAAACACGTGTCTCCTAGCCAGATCAAAACGTGGCGCACCTGCCAACGTAAATGGTATTTGGAGAAGGTTAAAGGACACAGGCAAGCAAGCACCCCCGCGCAACAATTAGGAACAGACGTACACGAGTTACTTGAACATTACGTAGAGTACGGAAAACTGTTACCTGATAATTTTGCGGGACAAATTGCCAAAGCCGCTTTGCCGATGGTTAACCCCGACGCAAAATGTGAGCATCAATTCACACTTAACTTGGTAGGGGATATTGTTGCTACAGGACGCATCGACTTTACAAACGTTGGTGTAATTGAAGATCTCAAAACAACATCGTCGATGCGGTACGCCAAAACTTCTGAAGAATTAAAGACAGACCCGCAGGCAGTTATGTACCTTTGGGCAGCACAAAAGGACGATGCGCTTGCGTTCTTTGGTCCCATACATAAATTTAGCCATTTAATCGTGGAGACTAAAGCACCACACGCGATTCGGCGCGTAGATTGTACGCTAACAACAGACGAAATAGAACAGGGAATTGAAGACATAAAAAAGGATGCTGTAGCAATGAAAATTGCAGCCGACACACCCTTTGAAGATATTGGATTTAACTTAGACGCATGTAGAATGTACGGAGGATGTCACCTGCATTCAATTTGTTATCATGACGGTGTTTTTGAAACGCCAAAAGGAAAGGACAACGAAGTGAGTAGTTTATTAGAACGACTTAGAGCAGAGAAGAAGGCACAAAGCGAAGGTAAGGCAAGCTATGTACCCAAAGGACCAGCAGCGCCGGAACCTGAGCCTATGCCCGAAGAGACAAAACCAGGGGCTATAAACCCAAGTGATGGCATTGATTTAGAATTTGCCTTACCTATCCCCGATGGTGGCTTGAAAAAAGGTAAGACACAGGTACCTGATTGGTGCGTACACGCAGGATCAACGATACCTAGTCTCAAGAAAGCACAAGCCGTTGAGGTTTGGGACGCGCTAAAAGCCACAATCTACGCGAACCCCGCAGGACTAGACGTAAAGAGTATGTATAGCCTACTTGATTGGACACACACCGGCAAAATGGCGACGGAAGTAAAGAACCAAGTCAAGGCGTTGATCGAAGCTATACCTAACGACTTTAGTCCCGCACGAGTAGAGGCACCCGTAACGGCACCGGAACCCGTAGCGGTAGCAGCACCGGAACCTGTAGCAGCACCGGAACCTGTAGCAGCACCGGAACCTGTAGCAGTAGCAGCACCGGAACCTGTAGCAGTAGCAGCACCGGGTAAAAAAGGTTGGCTATTTATAGGATGTAGACCGGAGTTCCCTATCAAAGACAGTATGTACCTAGACGATCTACTTACCCCTATTCGTAAGGCGGTTCAAAACGCAGATGTTGATAAAAGACATTGGCTATTGATCGCGGATTATGGGGTTAACGGGTCACATCGTGTAGCCGCTACTCTCGAAAGTTTAATTCAAAAAGGGGCGGAAATGCCGCTTGTAATTTTAGCCGATGAAAAATTACCAGGGCACGCTGAAGCAATTGCTGTTTTAAGAGTTACACACAATCCCGTCAAAGGTACCTAGATATTTATTTTCACGATACCCTTGCAATTTACGGTTAAGCTGTTATTCTGTTGTTGTTGGGGCGGTTCCCAACGCTAACAAAAAGGACAACATCATGACTATTATCGCAGGCAGTGCCGGAGCAAATTTCGCTGATTACAACAAAGTGATCTCAATCCCCGTACCTACACCTACAAAGACCTACTCTCCTATCAGCCACAAGAACGTAATTGATCTGATTGCGTACAAGGCGGAAAAACTTACGGGCGCAGAGGTTGTTAATAAGCAGTTTGTTCTAGGCGCAAAAGGAAACCAGATGTTTGGGTCAGTTGCGCTAAAGACTGGCGACGATGATCGACATGCACTGATAGGTTTCGCCAACTCATACGATAAAAGTATCAGCTTACGTATCGTATCGGGCGCATCGATCATGGTGTGCAGCAACATGTGCATCAGCGGCAGTGACTTCACTAGCCGACGTAAGCACACAAATGGCATCGGGTCCGAAATTGAGGGCATGATCGAGGACGCAATTGAAGCAAGTACGGATAACTACCACAAGGTAGCCGCGCAGCTAGACGATTGGAAGGCGAGAGAGCTTAACTGGGAAAAAGGTGCGGAAACTCTTGGACGTGCATTTTTCGATGGCATTTTGTCCCCCCGTCAAATGTCCATTGCTATGGGCGATTGGCGGTCCGCGAAAGAAGGGAAGCCAAGGCACCAAGAGTTTGCAGCGCCATCGCTGTACAGCCTATACAACTGCATGACCGAGGGACTAAAGAACGGTCCCGCGATCAGTGTGACCGAGCGTTTCAAGAGCGCACATCAATGGGTAGCAATGGCTGCATGAATCCACTACTCGCAAGATTGAGGGCAGAAAAAGCGGCATCGAAAGGTGCCGCTATTCCTGTTTCTAAACCTATATCCGAGGTAGACCGGGTAGTCGCCTTACCTATCCGAGACGACTTAGGTGCAGACCTAACCCCCGACCTTAAAACACCACACGGCACAGCGACACTAAGACCAATTCAGTCAGCAGCATTAAAAGCCGTTAAAGAGTGTCTAGGAGGCTTTTTCCCTATTGGCGTGGGTCACGGTAAGAGTTTGATCGCATTGCTCGCAGGGACGGTACTAGACGCCAAGTGTACGATTATTTTTGTACCTGCAAGCACTGTTAAGACCTTAGAAAAAACACGAGACGACTTTTCAAAACATTTCCGTATGCCTGAAAACCTGCACATCTTGAGCTATGCCCGGTTGAGTAGACCCGAAGGTACAGCGATTCTCGATAAATTACGAGGCGACACCCCCGCAAAAGACGTGTGTATCGTATGCGACGAAGTACACCGGGTAAAACGCAAAGAGGCAGCACGAACAAAGCGCCTTTTGTATTGGTTTAAAGAAAACGAGGATGCTCGATTCGTCGGGCTATCCGGCACAATTACCAGTAAATCGATCAAGGACTTTAGCCACCTGCTTTTGTTGGCGCTTAGATCACAGTCTCCGTTACCGTTACGCCAAACAGATTTGGATCTTTGGGCAGCATCGTTAGACGTAGAAAGCTATGAGACGCGACAAGCCAGAGAACGCGCAGCGATGAACGGAAGAAACTACACGCAAGAATCTATCGAGGCGCTAAAACCAATACGCGAATGGGCAGAGAAGCACGGGTTTGAACCCCCACAAAACGAGCAACCAAACCAAAACGTGAGCGCATTTGCACAAAGTTTCGGTGTCGGACGTGTCACAAAGGGCGCGATGACCAAACACACGCGGCGGTGTTTCGCGCATAGGTTGAGGAAGTCCCCAGGGGTAGTAGCCACACAAGACACGAGCGCGAACGCATCGTTGTACATACGTAAGAACGAAAGCGTATATCTGACCAAAGATATTAGAGACGCAATGCGAGATGCGGAAGAGAATAACGCAACACCATCAGGCGAGGCTTTTGAGACTGATTTAGCCGCGTGGAGATGCTTTCGTCAACTCTCATGGGGTTATTACCTAGAATGGGATTGGGGAGCTACTGGACCCGATTACGGGTGGCTATGGGCGCGAAAGTATTGGAACACAAACCTGTATCGAGAATTGAAGTACAGATCGCGTCCGGGGTATGACAGTAAGCTACTCGTGATTCGACAGATACAACGCGAGATAGAGGCGGGTCAGGGGCGTCGAGAAATACACAACGCATGGCAAGCATGGGACCAAGAAAGGCACAAGAAGACACCCCCAACGGTTGCTATCTGGATAGATGATGATCCGTACATCAGAACGCTACACGACATCCATCAAGGACCGTCGCACAAAGCAATATGGGTAGACAGTCAAGAGATGCAAGATAGAGCCAAACAAGAGGGGTACGCGGTGTATGGTGCCGGTAAAGAGATACCCGACCATCCACACACAGCAGTCTTGTCTATTGCCGCGCACGGTATAGGCAAAAACCTTGTACAGTGGAACTCGGCACACGTGTTAACGTGGCAAAGCGACGGCACAGCGATTGAACAGCTAATAGGCAGGCACCATCGACCAGGGCAACAGGCGGACGAGGTTTGGTTCAATGTTTATACGCATACCGAGATATTAAAAAAGGCCTTAACAGATTCTTATGTTAGATCAGCCTACATAAAAGAGATTACAGGAAACGACCAAAAATTATTACTTGCCACTACGGTTTGACCGTAGTACAAGATTAGCGCGGGATGGTCCCGCAAGTAACAAAGTAACAACGAAGCACAGGAGCAAAGATTATGTTACGAGGATTCGAGGGAATTTTAGAGTTAGAAGATCGCCCAAGTAAGGGTATATACCTCAACAAACCCGGTAACTACACCGTAGAAATTGACGTATGTAAGTATAAAGATAAGAGCGAGAATCCGCAGCATAAGGGCGCGATCTTCTTTATCGCGGAGACTACACTTACCAGTAGTACAACAGAGGATTACCCCGTAGGGTCAAAGGTTAGTATCGTTAAGAATCTAACAAAAAATGCGTTTGAAATGCGCGATGCTGCACAGTTTATGGCAGCAGCAACGGGCGAATCGTCTATTGATAATGTGAAAGATGAAACGTTTCTTTCGGCAGTAGTCGGAGAAGAGCAACTACTGAGCGGCAAAAGCGTTCGCATAATCGTGACCCCAAAGGACGGTTATAGCGAAGGGTTCACCGTTGCGGAATACTCGCCCGTATAATCAGATTTAGATCCCGGATTTTTTAATAGGCTATTCATTCGGGATCTTGAACCCTTCCGTACCTTTTGTCCTTTTGGTGCGGGAGGGTTTTTTTTTATGTAAAGGCTTTAAATGTTAGTAATTGACACCGAAACATATTTGATAGGACCGGGACGAATTGCTCCTAAACCTGTATGTATTCAACTTTGCGACGAAAGACGGGAGCCGTGGATACTACTAGCATCGGACCCCGATACCCCCGACATCTTAGAAGCCTTGATCAACGAAGAAACGATTGTAGGTCATAATCTTGCCTTCGATATGGGTGTACTATGCGAGGCATATCCACAGCTACAGACCCCGATATGGCGAGCGTATACCGAGGACAGGATGCTTTGTACGCAAGTCTTAGAGAAACTAATACACATAGCGCACGGGTGGGACACCAAAGACC